TGGATAAATATCTTATTATGCTTGCGTGTAGATTCGTTTTTAAAATACACACCTCTATAATAGTTACTCTCCAATATCTTTAAAGCTGTCTTCTCTCCTAGTATAAGTGGAAGTAAAGCTATACCTGCTATATCTTGTGCTATATGATCAGCCCCTGTAACAAGGCATAGTTGGTTCTTATTATAGAACATACTATTGACCTTAAAGGGAAACATTGCACCACTCATATAGTCAGGCAACATAACAGTGTCTCCTATACTTATATAATCTCCGTGAAACTCAGCGTGTTGTATGTTGTCATCGTCATCACAAGTAGTAGTTAAATCTACTTCTGACACATTAACACCATAACAATTACAGCTGACTCTACCAGGATTATACTTTTCTAAATCTATCATTGGGATAAAATTTAATTATTGATAAAGATCGAGTGTTATCTCTCCAGCACTATCCCAAGCTTCCTTAGGGTAATGCCATTGTCCTACACTCTTATGGAATATATACTCATCTAACAGCTGGTCATACCCTTTGTACGACTTGCCATTAGTGTTAACTCCTCCTAATTTCCCACATAGTAGGTCTTTAGGAGACATCTTATATACCAGGGGTCTACCAGTACCTTTAGTACTTTCAACTATAAATCTAAAACCCTCGAATTCCCAATCACCCATGTCTTCCTGGTTCAGAAACTCCTTGACTGCCACTAAATACCAAGCAGCTTGAAGGTCATAACGAAACTTCAATACACTACTTGAAAATGATAGGGTACTGTTACCAGTACTCTTAACATCCATGACAGCGACTTTCTTACTAACAGAATCCAAACGGATAACGTCAATGAGGGCTTTACAATCTATGTCCTTATACCTAAAGTAAATAGGCACCTGATATAGATACTTATACCTCTCACCATCCTCAGGCTGAATAGCTATCCAACCTTTAGTAAACTGGTGAGTAAGTAGTGAATCTGCTGCAGCAGTAGCTATCTCAGCTTCTACCTGGGTAAGTACTGTCTTATCCTTAGAACTAAGTAACGCCTGTAGATACTTGTAGCCTTCTATTGGGAACCTAGTATAAACAAATTTGTCAAAGCTATCTCGTTTAATACCTACATCATCGTAAGCATTTTGAAATATCCCAACAGGGATGTCTTTTACTAGAGTTCGACCTGAATCTGTACAGTATCCTAAGCAAGCCTCAACAAAGTCAAGCATTTGCCCTGTAGGTGATGCAGTAACCATAACATAGAATTCTTTCTGGAATTCCTGCATGTCTCCTGTGATCAACACATCGAGGGCACTACCTGTTCTAAAATAAGTCTTACCAAGGTCACTCTTTATTCTATTGGGGTCTAGTCTCCGTGGATCTATTGATAGGTCAGTTAATTTACTCTGACTTACCGAAGGATTTTTAAAGTACTCAGTTACTCTTTTCATCTGTTGTTTTTTCAGATTCCAAGAACTGCTGTAGAGATTGCGCTCTATACTTTAATTTACGTGGCTCCCCATTCTTCTTTAACAAAGAACCTAGGGGAGAGAACGTCTTAGGAAACAAGTCTCCAATACGAGGGGACACTACTACCTTTTGAACATATAAACCGAACTTATTAAACACAAATTTCTGATTCTGTGTGAATAGTCTACTCATGTTTTGATAGTCGAAGTAAGGTTTCACATCTATGATAGATACTAGTTCTCCAGTAAGGTCATCCGACATATCTTGAGAGATATTAGAATGCTTAGTCATACTGGAGTCCCAATAGTCTGCATAGAAGTAACACTCCTTATCATACCCTACATTATCCTTCATTTTAAAGAACCTTCCTCTAGCTATAGGGTTCCAGACTATAGCAAAGTCTGGAGTATAGTGAGAGGGTTTTAATAGGGCTGAGGTAAAGTATTTGATTTTAGTCTTGAGTCTTTTATTCCATCGGTAGCTCACCTCAGGGGTAAGCAAGATTTCAAAGGGCTCATAATAGTAGTCTATTACTAGACCAGCAGTGACCATTTCATCTAGCCATAAGGCTAGTAATCTCTCTTCACGTGATGCATAGTTCATAATCTATAAGTGTTTTAAGTAACTTATACCCTTGAATAATGCCGTACTTATGTACGAGGTCAGAGACATCTTTGCTGTCTTCATATTCTTCTGGGATAACAAGGTTATACAAATTGAATTTTTCACAAAGCTTAAGTGCCATAGTCTGTCCAGGATTCTCTGTCTTAGTATGATCATTATCATACAGCAGAACCACCTCTTCAAACCGTTGCTTAAGCTCATTCATAGTGCTACTATCAGGTATCATCATCTCACTTTGAAATGCTATAGCGTTAAAGCCTAACACATTGAGTGTCATAACATCTTTTAGTGAGCTAGTGATAATTAGCAAGGGGCCAAAATGGGGTAATTGTTCATACCCCTGTATCTCATGCTTCTTAGTGTTAGACATCCACTTAGTCTTCTTACCAAAAGGTCTGTAGATCTTATAGTGTCTGCCTATCTTAAAGCTGTATGAGATACTAGATCCCATTGCCATCCTGTTGCCATTAATCCAAATGTGGGTAAGTGGTTTCACATCATAGAAGTCTAACATAGCTTCACTAATGCGGTATCTTCCCCACCAGTACTCTCTATCTTTATTAGACCACACACGTGATCTAATTCTAATTTCAGTACTCTTTTGCTTAGCGTATCTCACTGCAGCAGTCTTACGTACAGGAGGGATATTGATTCCAGATGCAAGTCCTAAGTTCAAGTCTCTATCAATCTGTCTCAAGCATTCCTTGAAATCTATTCCATAAAGTTTCTGAACAAAGTCGAAGCAATCTCCAAACCAGTTTAGCCCATAATCACTGAAACGTAAGTCTCCTCTATGTCCTATCTGTAGTCTAAAGCTAGGATTTTCATCCTTCAGCCTAAACGGAGAAGGGTAACTCTGATTAACCTTTAGGTTACTACCGAGGTAGTAGCTATAGATATCTACAGGGTCAACCCTCTCCAGGATAGTGGACACATCTAGTGAAATACGGCTATCTCTTATGTCAATAGCCATAATATACTATGAAAATAGTGAGTTGGTAGGGGCTTCTTTAGCTCCTGCCTCATCAGGTTGTACATCCATGCCTTGCCCTTCATATAACTGAAGACTTAAGTCACGTGGATAGATAGCCTTAAACTCACCGTAATCCCCACTTAAGGAGTCTTGGAAGCCAAATATAGAGCTGGTAAGTCTACCGAAGTATTTTGTGTATACCCTAGAGTACACCTTACCACTTTCCTCATCTACTGTTACACCGAGCAGGAGCTTTACGCTATTCTTTTCCAGTAGTGGGACATATTCCTGTACCTCAGTAAAATCTCCCATTGATAATGCAGAAGGTTCATCTAAGTTACATATTCCATCAGGGCCTGTATTAGCCCAAGCTTTAAGGAAACTAATTAAAGTCTCCTCTCCCTTGTAGGATTTACGTGCAGAGCCAGAGTCTATCCATTCTAGTCTAGATTCACTCCCATCGGGAGCCCAGCCTGTCTTACCATGTTTATCAATAAATTGATATTTGTCGCCTGCTTTATTCTGCCAGTGTTCTGGTCGTATATACAGGTTAAAGTTGACTCTAATGTCGCTGTCCATGCCTGTTCTGGCTTTAGGAGCTTCAGCATACACACGTACTATGGTATAATCACCATTGTCACTAGTCCCCTGATATTTAGGAGCATCCTTAGGTTTAAAGCCCATATTAATGAGCTGTGCCTTATCAGGATTGATAGCGACTATGTTCATATCGCATAGACCCATGTATAATTCACGTTCTTTTACGACTTTGACACTACTGTCATTGATTTCAATTGCCATTGGGATAAAATTTAAAAATTAAAAATTAGGATAAATTAATTAGACGTTTCTACCTCCGTCTCAAGGTCATCTACTACTATAAAGGGTAACCTGTTAATCACTTTGGGTTTACGGTGGTGCAGTTGCTTATAGTTGCGAAACAATATGTCAACCTTTTTCTTAGGATGACCTATAATCACAGCTATTTCATCTTTGTTAAACCCCTTGTCGAGTAACTCGATTATATAACTTAGCTTTATAGTTGTTAGAGGGACCTTTGCAGGTATCACGTCAGGTGCTAAACCTGTTGTTGCCACTTCTTGTAATGTTACAGTGGTATCTTCTGCCTTATCTGATAGGTCTACAAACTTCATGTCTGTAGACTCAGGAGCCTTTGCTACTTCTGTACCATCAAACCCGAAGTGGTCTAATGAATTATTGTTTTCCATTTAATATTGGTTTTTCAAGATAATAATTACGAACACTTGCCTCAATATCCACGATGTTGTTGTCAATGAACGTATCAGGGAACATACCTGGAGGAGTCTTAGCACTGTTATAACCGCTATTAACTGTAGAGAAGTGATATGTAGGGGCTTTCCCTGCTATCTTAGGAGGCTTCACATGAGCATAGAGTACTATACTACTAAAACTCTCTGGAGGATAGCTCTTTAACAATCCACCTCTTACAGCTACTCTCTCCCGTTGGGTTCCAAGTAGTTCATCGTCATACAAATCTGGATGAGACATTATAAATACCATACAGTCATCACGTAAGTCATTGTAGATATACTGTAGCAGATCATATATCTGCCCTGCAAAGTCATCCCACTTTCCCCAGCCATCTTTCTTACGAAAGCCACTAGATAAAGTATAGTCAGTGATCTCCCTTGTGAGGGTATCAATAACCACGGTTTGAATATGCTCTCCATCTTTACTATTTGCATAGTGTAGGAGTTTCATCCACTCAGCTATATCGCTAGTACGTGTATAGTTTTTCTTCTCTGCAGACCAATCAGTCTTATACTGAAAAGGTAAGTGCTTTTGATCTGCATTGATAATAAGGCTAGTAGTAGGATCTAGCTCTTTAAGAGAATAACTCTTACCAGTGCCTGATCTTCCTACTATGAATACAATTTCTGCCATAGGATAATTTATTAATGAATTTTGGATAATTGTTCTAATGCTAGGTAATGCTTGTCTTCTATCTTACTAGCCTTAGGCAGCTCTTCAAAGTAACCACACTCTCCTATAAAACCGAGAGGGATTCTTGCTCCTGCTGTGCCATCTCTATTCTTAAGTACACACATACCACGTATGCGATCTTTAAGTCTACCAGAGTCATATTGTCTCCAGGTAGGTAGTTCATGGCTGAACGGGTTGAATATGCCTATTACTATATCAGCATCCTGAGTAGTATTACCTGAGTCTTTAAAGTCAGAGAGTTGAGGTTCTAATTTCTTAAGCTCAAATCTTTTAACGTTAGAGACTTCTCTATTGTACTGTTGAGTTATTACAGGGGTAAGACCATAGGTATTACGCAATCTAAACATGTACTCACTTAGCTTATCAATATTAGCTTTGTTACTAAATCCTCTTTCCTTCTTAGTAAGGCCAACATGATCTATGATGGCTATATTATAAAGGTTAGGGTCTTTAGGCTCAAAGCCCATGACAGCTTTTTCTCTCCTACCTTCATCACTGATGTAGTCACGAGTAATTAGCTTGCCTTGTTTGTTTAGTTCTCCTCGTAGGTATTTGTTTATACCTGTAGGGTTCTCAACTTCGTCAAATATTACGATCTTATCTTCAAGAGGCTCAAAATAAGGAGCCTTCTCCTTCACAAGATCGAAGATCTCATCACTGCACCAGTTACGCCCTTTACTAAGTAGGTAAGGTACATCGACAAGGATGTTGTTCTCCAGGAAGATTCTGCGAGCTATGGCTTTAGCTAAGATACTTTTTATGGTAATCTCAAAGCTAAAGAGATAGACTTTCACATCACCTCTCTCTGGATGTTTTAGTACATCTTCAATGGGACTATACATAAATGCATGGAGTGCCCAGCTACTCTTTCCTGAGGCTGGTTGTCCACCTATTACGTAGTATGTCCCTTTTTGGATGTTTGGGATAATATCAATCCCTCTGTCAAGACCCATAGAGAGACCACGATTTACTCCTTGTCTGCCATCTACTATGGCATTAAGAGCTTTCTCGTAGTAGCTTGTCTGAGTCTGTTGATTAAGGGCATCATTCATATTGTACACTCTTGCTCACTCTGCTTAGGGTCATCTCTGGAATCAAGTACTAATTCACAGTATGACGCTAGCATAGAAGCATCGTATTTGTTGATAAAATAGTCTGCGCACGTGGTAGCATGCCAGTCCTCCAATTTCTTCTCATAAAGATACTTATCAGTAGCCTTATTAACAAGAGATTGGTCAGCAAATTCTGGATAATCTTGCCAGAATTTTTTCATTTTGACTAGAGTACCACGTTTGTCTCCACGTACTAATCTTCCCATGGACTTGACTCCTGCTGGAAATTTCATACGCCACTCGTTTACCCACTCCCAAGAAATCTCACCGAAGTATCTATTACAGACACCTGCTATCTTCCTCTTATCAGTGCTTGTTAATGTGAGAGCAAAATCACTATAGTCTTTGCTCGTTAAACTTACAACTGCTGCCTTGGTATACACATCTCCATAATAGTATATGCTACAAAAGGCAAGGTTGGGTTTCACATTAAGAAGTTCAATAAGATCAGCAGCGCATCTGAGTATCTTAGCTTCAGTTGTCATTGGTTTCATCCTTGGGTTCGTCATGCTCTTCTCTGTAAGATTGCACAATTCTGGATGACTCTTCTTCCGAATAACCGTCGTTAATCAGATCAAGATAGAACTTTGTATAGCTCATTGGATATAAATATTTAGTTAAACAAACTAAGACCTATCGCTTTGATAGGTCTGGATAAAATCTTCTATTGATTTGGGGTATTTAATATCATAGATATTAGGATCTAGTATTGCCACCATTTTCTTGAACCAGTCATGTTCTTTAGTAGCAGAACCCCGTAGGATAGCTACATAGCCTTTCTCTTCCCCTTGCTTTCTCAATCTCCCCAGACGTTGTACGAGCTTGCCAGAGTCAGAGTAATAGCTATGTAGTAATATGTTATCAAAGGAGCCTAAATTTGCTCCTTGTTGAAGTACTTTAAAGCTGGCTAGAGTATCAATAATACCTTCATCAAACTCTTTACGCAGCATTTCATTCTTATAAGGATGGTTCTTAGAACTGACTACATTAGAAGTAAGGTCTCTTAACCTATCCAGGGAATTACCAAATATCAGTGTTTTACCTTCTAAGATATCTAATGCTTGCTTAGCTAACTGTTGACGTGAGTCTAGGTTATATATAAATCTTGTACGTGCGTTCATGGCTTTGTTGATTCTCCATGACTCCCTTCTTCGTATGCCTTTTGCTAGGTCAGCTGTTAGTGTAGTATATGTAGCAAGTTCCTTAGGGGTTACCTCATAGTCTAATACATAGATATGTAGCTTCCGTGAGGTACCCATCAGAGCAGCGTCGTTGATAGTATATTTATATACTATAGGAGCGTATTTTTTATACAGGGCAGATTTAGTAAGCAGATGAGTTACTTGTTTTCGTAGCTCAGGTGTCGCAGTAAGTCCCATTAAATTGTCCCACCAATTGTTCTCGTAAAACTTACTGTACTGAGGGGTTAGAGAACTGTGTATCTCATCTGCTATAACTAGATCTAGATACTGACCACGCATCTTATAAGCTGACTGGTAAGTAAGAAAGCGTAGCTGCTTTCCTTCTAGTATATCTGCATCTATTAAAGTATTATACTCTTCAATTTCTGCGTATAGATCTACTTTCCTTACAGTCTGCTCAGCTAGGAACAGTATTTTACTACCTGGCTTAGCATCATGCATAGCTCTTAGTGCTATTCGCATTTTGCCAGACCCTGTAGATAATACTACTGTGCCTAATTTACCTTTAGCAACCCATGTTCTATAGGCTGTCTGCTGTACTTTGTCTCGTAATTTGTCAAATGACATAGGGATAAGGGATTTAAAATTGGGATAAGAGTAGTAAAGCTAGGGATTATTTTAACCAATGAGACGAAATAACAAAATCAGCTGGAACAGGTACAGTAGAACAAATCTCTATTGCTGCCCTCTCCATATGTGTTGTCAGTGAATAAGCGACATCTTCAGCGTCACCAGTATCACATTCTACTATTAGCTCATCATGTATGTATGAAACAACGTGGATAGATGATGTACTCTGATACTCCGTATCTATGTCTTGTGCATCAGAAAACATAGCATCAGCTTTCTTAGTCATCATAGCTGCTAACCCTTGTATAGGCCAGTTGTATGCCATGCCTTTATACTCTAACTCTAAAGCCTCTACTTTGTCTTGGTTATATTGGGATAGAGTATAGTCTCGTGAGCTTTTCTTAAGCTTTGTATAGAGCTCATACTCTGGTAACCATGCTACACCACCTCTGCCTGGAATAAGTATATAACCACATGTTAAAGCAGTTCTATATATCCTATTAAAATACGTTTTAAGTGTAGGAAAAGCCTTGAAATATGCATCCTCTACACTCTTACCTATAGCTAGAGATACACCTAGGTTATTAGCTATAGTATGGGCATCTCCTCCATAGGCTAGAGCAAAGTTAGCTGCCTTAGCATTCTGTCTCTCTTTAGGAAACAATAGCTTGACATCAGTGAGACGTACTGTACCTACTGTTTCAGGATACAGCTTCTGTGCTACAAAACTATGTAGATCAGCTCCTTCTGTAGTATCTTTATAGAATGCTAATAGATCAGGGTCTTGGCTTAGATGTGCTAGTATCCTACTCTCTTGTGAAGAGTAATCAGCTATTACAAGTGTTCTGCCTATACCTACAGCTTTAAAGCATTCTCTATACTTCAGGGCCTGAGGGATATTCTGCATGTTAGGATACCTAGAACGTAGTCTATTAGTATTAGCTATTTGCCAGTAGTTAGTATGTATCCTATTTGTAGTAGGATTGATATACTCTAAGAAGTTACTTCCATAGGTAGATACCTCCTTAGCTAGCTTCCTGTACTCTAATAGATGGTTTATAATACTGTTATCCTTATGCTTTTCTAAGGTATCTGCTGCTGTATCTGTTATATTAAGCTTAAGATCTTCATTACAGAATTTAAGCAGTTGTATAGGAGAGTTAAAATTAAGGGTAAACTCAGGGAGACCAAACATATCAGTTTGATCAGAGATATACTTGTTATTAGTAGCAGCATTTACCTCATCTATAAGGGCATACTTAGCTTCCTCACATTGTAACTCTTCTTGTGTAGCTCTCTCTGCCCATTTAACACTGTCAAACCCTATACCTACATACTCTGTATGTGCTATATGTTTAATAAAACTAGTCTCTTGTACAATATGCTCATTTATAGCTCGTGTAGCACCAATAGCTGATGCTCTATACCTAGTATGTCCCTGGCATGTGTGTACTGCAGCTAGTATAATAGTATCATAGGCAGCATATCGTATAGCAGCGTCACTATGGGCATCATCATAAGCTCTATTTATCCAGTATTTCTGGAATTCTTTATCCATCTCATATCCTAGATCATATTTAGCAATATACCCTAAGGAGTAGAATGTTAATTTTTCATTTTTCTTCTTCTTAATCAGCTTACCCTTGTTATTACAGGCTCTCACAATCATAGTATCCTGTACATCTAGCAGTCTAAGTGCAGACACTACTCTAGGGGAGTACTGAGTTAAGGCATGTAGTATAAACTTATAATCAAACTTAATGTATGCCCTATAATGGTAAGTCCTTTAAGAGCCATTAAGAAGAACAGTTTAGCTACCTGGTCTGTAGTTAGATTTGTAAATACTATGTTACATCCATGTATAGGCATCTCTACTAGGTCTTTTGTATCTGTGACATCCATAAAACGTGTATCACAGCTGTATTTAG